ATCAGGTGCTGCTGGAAACATAATATCAGGTACTGCTGTATTTTCTCTATTGACAGGTTCAACGTGGGTGTTCACGTTTCTTGGCGCTACAACGGCTGGTTCAACTTTGACGTTTACTTCTGGCGGCACAAAAACCATCACTGGAACATTAGACCGAGTACGTGTTACTACCGCTAACGGTACCGACACCTTTGACGCTGGCACTATTAACATTATGTGGGAGTAATCATGCACAGAATCGTAGTGAACTGCCAAACAGGCGAAGTGGTGCGAGTTGAATACACTGCTGAAGAGCAAGCGGAATATGATGCTGCTATAGCTGCGCAAACGCAACCTGAACCCATAGTTGACCCGGTAGTGGAGCCTGCGCCATGACAGCAACAGCTTTAGCTGCGGTAGGTAGTAATGCCAACGAGAGCGGCACACTGATTATTTCCGGCACGGCGGTAGCCTCTACGTCAGGTACGTCTATTGATTTCACCGGCATCCCATCGTATGCAAAGCGGATTACGGTGATGTTTAACGGGGTGAGTACGACCGGCACATCAAATTATATTATTCAACTTGGCGATTCTGGCGGGATTGAGATAACCGGCTATAACGGCGGTCACACTGCTTTTGCGGCTTCGGTTCTTTCTACTTCTTCAAATACAGAAGGTGTTTGTGTGTATAGCGTTACTACGGCGGCAGACGCTTGTTCTGGTGTAGCCACTATATGTTTACTTAGCGGGAATACTTGGGCGGCTTCAGGCGCTACATATTCGGCGGCACCAAGAGGGACAACTTTTGGGTCATCAAAAACTTTGTCAGATACGCTTGACCGCATTCGTATAACTACAGTATCAGGTACGCCAACCTTTGACGCTGGCACCATTAATATTTTGTGGGAATAAGCTATGCCATTAACAACAGTCAACCCAGCCCTGCTTGACACACAAGCCCAGTACACAGGGTTGTAGGCAATATGGACGCTCATATTTACCTTGTAACCAATATTGCTAATGGAAGGCAATATGTTGGGCAAACCACCACCCGCAGCAACAAGCTGGGGCATGGGAAAGTTTTGCGTCAAGCGTATAAAAAATATGGGTTTGATAACTTTGCCTATGAACAAATTGTTGTAAACATAAACGACAGGAACACATTAAATTTTTTTGAGCGTTTTTGGATCGCTACGTTTAATACCGTTATTCCAAACGGCTACAACATTGAGTGTGGCGGATCTGAGGGGCAGATTTGGACTGATGAAAGAAAAGCCAGACATTCTGCCGTAAGAATTGGCCGGCCAATAAAAAGGCCCCTTGGAAGCAAATCTGGCATGAAAGGTAAAGCATTCCCAGAAGAGGGTAAGCTAAAGTTATCAGCCGCCTTAAAAGGCCGGGTTAGCCCAAATTGGGGCCGTGCTGCAAGCGAAGAGACTAAAGCAAAAATGTCGGCAAGCCAAAAAGCCAAAGCAGGCTCTTTTGAAGTGCATCCAAATACTGGGAAAATTGCATCAGCGGAAACTAAAGCCAAAATGGCGGCATCAAAGCGCAATTTGCTTCAGTCGGAAGAAACCAAACAAAAAATCTCTGAGTCCATTAAAGCATGGCATAAACAACGTAAGGAAAAATCATGGCTTTAACGCAAGTTGACGGTGGGATGTTAAGCCCAATTAATGGGCAATTCTATGGCATGAAGTCAAGAATCATTAACGGTGCGATGGTGATCGACCAGCGCAATGCTGGGGCGAGTGTGACTCAATCGTCTGGGGGCTACACGTTAGACCGTTGGCAATCAGTAATGTCTGTTGGGTCAAAATTTAGTGTTCAGCAAAATGCTGGTTCAGTTACGCCTCCTGCTGGTTATAAATATTATTTAGGGGTAACTTCTACATCTGCTTACTCTGTTGGTGCGGCTGATTATTTCGACATCACACAAAACATTGAGGGCTATAACTGGGCAGATTTAGGGTTTGGTGCGGCTGGCGCGTCTTCAGTAACTTTTTCATTTTGGGTTCGTTCAAGTCTTACTGGCACATTTAGCGGAACTTTAACAAATAGTAACGACACACAAGTTTATCCATTCAGCTACACGATTTCTGCCGCAAACACATGGGAGCAAAAATCAATAACTATTGCTGGATCAACTTCTGGAACTTGGAACACTACTAATGGGGTTGGGGCAAAAATTCAGTTTGCTCTTGGGCTTGGATCGAACTATCTTGGCACGTTGACTAATACTTGGAATGCAGGAACTTTGTATGGCCCGACAGGGCAGGTTAATGTCGTAGCCACCAACGGAGCCACCTTCTACATCACCGGCGTACAACTCGAAAAAGGCAGCACAGCCACCAGCTTTGACTACAGGCCGTATGGTACGGAGTTGGCATTGTGTCAGCGGTATTATGCAACAGGCAATTATCCTGTTATGCGTAACTTTACAGGTACAACTATTGCAGTATCAACCTCAGTTACATTGCCTGTAACGATGAGAGCAACGCCTACTGTTACTGCATCAGTTGGCACTGTTGAAACAGCATATTCAAATGTAATATCTAGTTATCAATCAAGTATTGGTTCTGGCGCAAGCACTGTAACATCAACATATACCGCTGCAATAGAATTGTGAGGTAAAAATGTATAAATTACACAATCAAAGTGGTGTTTATAGACTTTTAGATGGTGCATTCATTCCTTTTGATCCAGCCAACACGGATTACCAAGCGTATTTAAAGTGGCTTGAAGAAGGCAACGTACCGGAGCCAGCGGAGGAATAAATTGACCCGCTAACCCTACTTGCTGCTGCCAACGCTGCTGTCGCTGCCGTAAAAACCGGCTGTAAACTTTATAAGGATATTAAGGGGGCAGCCGGCGAGGTCAAGGATGTACTGGATGATCTTAAGGCGCAGTATGACAAGGTAACAGGTGGGAACCCAACCCCGGCGCAGAAAGCGCAATACGTCGCTGAAGTGCAGCGAGTGCAGGAAATTGCTAAGGCCGACCCGAACGATGTGTTTATCCAGATTGGCAATGATCTTGGTGTTCTAATGGATGAGTACGACAAGATCGGTAAGGTCTTTATCCAGCAAGAAGCAGAAGCACATCAGGTGTACACAGGTGCAGATTCAATTGGCAAGCGTGCTTTAGTACGCGTCATCATACGGTCAAGGTTGGACGCAATGCTTGCCGAACTCCGAGAAACCATGGTTTACAGAGCGCCGCCTGAGTTGGGTGACCTGTGGGGTAAATACGAGAAGATGTGGCAGAAGATTGTTGTTGAGCAGGACGAGGCACATAAGCGTGAGACAGCAAGGTTACAGATCGAAGCGGCGCAAAGACGCAGACGGATTAGAAAAAGGAAAGAAGAAGCGGTATGGGTTGGAGCAATCCTTTTCGTCGTGGCGTGGTTCGCAGGACTCCTAGTCCTCCTCCGCCTGAGTCAGACGTACCGTGGGCATTACTCGTCGCCGTGGTGGTCTTGTGTTTTGTGTTAGTGATTGCGCTGCCTGTGATGGGCGTTATGTATATGGACATGAACAACGCAATGTACCGGGCGCAAGAAGAAACCCGCAAGATGAAAGAATTACGATTGAAAATTCTACGAGAAATGAGGGGTGAAGAATGAATGACTGGATGACAACCAAGTGGCGTCCGATGATGGCGATCACTTACATGATTATTTGCCTGTGCGACTTTGTGCTGTTTCCGATCCTGTGGACGGTTGTGCAGTTCTGGGAGACGCAAGCGGCTAACGACGCTTTCCGTGAGTGGACTTCCTTGACCTTGCAGTCGGGCGGATTCATCCACATTACGTTTATGGCAATTTTGGGCATCTCTGCTTGGACGCGTGGTCAGGAAAAGATCGAGTCAATCAAAGCCGGGAAAGAAGAAAATGCCTAATCCCTACGTCATTATCGGTGCGCTTGTTTTTGCTATCTGCTCATACTTCTACGGACATCACACAGGCGTTAAAGTAACCAGAGCCGAGTGGGAAGCGGAGAAGGCTACTGCTGCAATCGAAGCGGGTAAGGTTTTAGCTAAGGCGCAAGAAGAAGTGCGAGAGTTGGAACATTTATTGGCAAACACACAAACCAAAGTGGAGAAGGTCTATGTGGACAAAGTTAGGACGGTGGAAGTGGAGCGCAAGCAGCTTGTTAATAATGCTCGTAATGACGGGTTGTTCATCGACGCCTCGTGTTCAGACAGTAGTAACGCCGTGCCCAGTGCTGCCCCCAGTACCAGCAGCGATCATGGAGGAACGAAAGCCCGACTTTCAGGAGAGGCTGCGGAAGCTCTTATCGCCATCGCCGCAGAAGCCGACGAAATCGCCCACCAATTAACAGCTTGTCAGGAGATACTGAGAAATGAAAGAGAACTTCGACGCAGCCCTGAAGGCAATCCTTAAACACGAAGGCGGGTTTGTAAACCACCCGAAAGACCCCGGCGGCATGACCAATCTGGGCGTGACCAAAAAAGTCTGGGAGGAGTGGGTAGGCCATACTGTTGACGAAAAGGCAATGCGTGCCCTGACCCCTGAGATTGTCGCCCCAATGTACAAGAAAAAATACTGGGATGCCGTAAGGGCTGATGAGATGCCTGACGGGCTGGATTACCTGATGTTTGACTTTGCGGTCAACGCTGGCCCCGGTAGG